TCTCGTAACCCCCTTTTCCGAATTGGAGCTTTGCTATGTCTTCGACTAGCGCGCCTTTCGGCTTCCGGCCTTCGTACCACAACAGTGGGCAGATGCGCCCGAAAGCCTATACGATTGCTTCGACCTACGCGGCGAACATCTTCTCCGGCGACCCGGTGAAGCTGACTGACAACGGCGTGATCCAGCTTGGCACCTCTGACGGCACCCGCACGGGCACCGTTGACGGTATCTCCCTGCTGGGCATCTTTGCCGGCTGCCAGTATCTCGACGCCTCTGGCAAGCCCACCATCAGCCCCTTCTGGCCGTCTGGCGCCACTGGCACGGAAATCGTTGCCTGGGTGTATGATGACCCGGAAACGCTGTTTGATGTTCAGTACACCAACCCCTCGTCTGGCACGACTGTGCAGACCGCGGTGGGTGAAGAGTGCGACTGGACCGTTGCCTCTCCGGGTGGTTCCACCCAGACGGGCCTCAGCAACTGCCAGCTGACCGCCATTCAGGCGACCTCTGGTCAGTTCCAGATCACGGGCTTTGCTTACAGCATCTTTGATTCCATCACTGACGCTTATGTTCAAGTGACTGTTCGCATCAACGAGCATCACTACAAAGCGCCGGTCAACTCGGTCTGATAGGAGGGTTTGATCTATGGCTACTCCGATGCGTAGTACCGACTTTCGGTCGGTCGTCGAACCCATCCTGAACGAAGTTTTCGATGGTGTTTATGATCAGCGTGCTGACGAATGGAAGATGGTCTTCCGTGAGCAGAAGGGCATTCCGCGCAACTACCATGAAGAGCCTGTGCTCTATGGCTTTGGCGCGGCTCCTGAGCTGCCTGACGGTATGGCCGTGTCTTACCAGTCCGGTGGCGTGCTGTTCCTGCAGCGTTACCTCTACAAGGTCTATGGTCTGGCCTTCAGCCTGACCAAGGTGCTTGTGGAAGACGGCGATCACATTCGTATTGGCCAGACCTACGCGAAGCACCTCGCGCAGTCTCTGATCGAAACGAAGGAGACGCTGGGCGCCAACATCCTGAACCGCGCCTTCAACGCTGCCTATCCGGGCGGCGATGGTGTTGCGCTCGTTGCGACGAACCATCCGATCGTGAATGGTACGTTCAGCAACCAGCTGACCACCGCGGCGGCGCTGTCGCAGACCTCTCTTGAGCAGCTCCTCATTCAGATCCGCAATGCTGTTGACAACAACGGCAAGCGCATCCGTCTGACGCCCAAGAAGATCGTGACTGGCCCGAGCAACGTCTTCCAGGCGGAAGTGCTGCTCAAGTCGGTTCTGCGGACTGGCACGGCTGACAACGACATCAACCCGGTGAAGTCGATGGGCTTGCTGGCCGAAGGCCAAGCGAACCTCTCGCGTATCACCTCCACCACCGCTTGGTGGATCCAGACTGACGCCCCAGAAGGGCTGAAGCTGATGATGCGTCGTGGCCTTGAGAAGTCCATGGAAGGCGACTTTGAAACCGACAGCATGCGCTACAAGGCCACCGAGCGTTATACGTTTGGCTGGACTGATCCGCGTGGCGTGTACGGCACGGCTGGCGTGTAACCCTTTACGGGAACTAGCCCAGAATGGAGAAGGGGGCTGTTGCCCCCTTTTCTTTGTCTGTGCTATGGCTTCAACAACATCAAAGGATGCTGTTTATGCCATACAAAATAGACGTTATGGGGATTTACAAGATTGTAAATAAAGCAACCGGGCAATGTTATGTTGGGCAATCCCAAAGAGCCAAAAAACGACTGAAAGAGCATTTCAGGCTTTTGCGATGGAACAAGCATACTAATCAAAAACTTCAAAATGCTTACAACAAATATGGCGCTGAAAATTTTTATGGCTCAATAGAAGTTGAATGCCAAAATGTTGCTGATTTAGATCAACTTGAAAATGCATTTTTAACTGGAAATGCATGGTTTGAGGAAAAAACAGTTTACAATATTGCTGATTTTGCGAAGGCTCCCATGAGGGGGAAAAACCACAGCGAAGAAGTAAAAGAGCGCATCCGGCTTGGCCGTAGGGCGTCAACCTTTGATTTCAAAAGCGAAGAATACAGAAAAACTCTGTCTGATGCACAAATGGCTCGCCATCACTCGGACCCGAAATTTATTGCCAAGATAAAGTTTATCGTGGAAAACCCTGACTTATCCTATGCGGAACGGGCAAAACGTTTAAGTGCTGATACTAGTGCTGTCCGACGGCTTGCTCTTAAATATCAACATCTGAAAGGAGTTCTGTGATGGCTCAAACTCGTTTTTCCGGTCCGGTCCGGTCTGACAACGGCTTTATTGGCGCAGTTACCGGCGACATCACCGGCAATGTGACGGGCGACATCTTCGCGACCAATCAGGCTTTGTCTGGCGCTGGCGCGGTTAATCTCACCGACATGCTCACCTCGCTGACCACCACGGGTGCGGCCCAGGCTCTGACGCTGGCCAATGGCACTACTGGTCAGATCAAAATCATCAGCCATGTGGTTGACGGCGGTTCTGCCGTTCTCACGCCGACCACGAAGATTGGCTTCACGACCATCACCTTCACCAATGTGGGTGATAGCGCGACCCTCGTTTACACGGCTGCCGGCTGGGCGATTATTGGTATCAGCGGCGCGGTTGCGGCCTAATAGGAGGTCGCAATGGCTGATACAGTCTCCTCACAGACGATCCTTGATGGTGAACGGCTGTTCATAGGCAAGTTTACTTGCATTAGTGACGGCACCGGGGAAACTGCTGTTGTAAAAATTGACGTATCAACGCTGACCCGAAATGCTTTTGGTTTTGCCTGTAATGGGATCAAGATCAATAAAATTTGGGGTGCCAATCATGGCCTCAACATTCGCATTTTGTTTGATGCGACTGCTGATACATTTGCGTGGATGATCCCTCAAAACAGCAATTACCTCATGGATTTCTCTTCGTTTGGCGGCATCCCCAGTAATGCGGGCGCCGGCGTAACGGGGGACGTTCTTTTCACCACAACTGATGCCACTGCTGGCGACAGTTATACTGTCGTCATTGAGGGCATTAAAACCTACGCCACCTCTTAACGGGGGTGGCGTATGGAACTGATGGTGTGGAATACGGTCCTGTCTTTGGTGATCGGTATCATCAGTTGGGTGCTGCGGGATAAGGCGGCTGAATTAGCGCGCGTAACGATCCTGCTGAACAAGACCCGCGAGGAAGCTGCCAAGGAATATGTGACCAAGGTTGAGGTCCACGCCGATATTAATCGTGTGATGAACCGCCTTGAAGTGCTAGACGCAAAGCTTGATCGGCTGATCGAGAGCAACCGAGTGAGAGGGATTTAACATGGGCAAGACGCTCAAATACGTTTCTGAGTTCAGCTTCCCCTCTGACAAGGGGTATTCTGGCTCTGCCGGCAAGACGATGGTCAAGGGGTACGCCCGTGGCGGATCCTGTGGGCCAATGAAGAAGGCCGATGGTGGCATGGTAGATGATCCACGCCGCCCAATGATGGACCGCACAGTTGGTGAATACATCAACGCCGTTAACCGCGAGCGGGCCATGGAAATGGCTGACATGATGGCCGCGGAGCGGGCTGCCGCGCTTCTCCGCGCTCCGCGCCGCATCTCCCAAGGTTTGCGCTCCCCCCGCGCTGAAATGGCCCGTGAGCGGGCTATTATGGGCGAGGATGCGGGTTACAAGAAGGGTGGCATGGCAATGCGTAAGCAGTACCCGACCAACAACGGCAAGCCTATGATCAGCGGCCCCAAGGCGGCGCCGGCGCCCAAGGCGGACATGCTTTACAGCAAGAAGGAGGTTAATGCGAAGAACCTGCTTCGTGATGGTAAGGCGCCTGCGTTGCCCCACGCAAAAGGTTCGGTGAACATGAAGAGTGGCGGAACGGTGAAGAAGGTTATGGGTGGCGTTATGCCGGCTGATGTTAAGCGCCCGCCTGATGTTAAGCGCCCGCCTAATGTTAGCCCCCCCCAGCCTCCCGTTCCAGTGCGCATGTCTAATGCTGGAGCCCCTCCGCTGGGCCGTAAGACTATGGGTGGCGCGATGCCTAAGCCGGGCCAAGTGGGCAGCGCGACGGGAAGCACGCCAAATATTGGCGGCGTTCCAGGCCGCGTGATGGCGAAGGGCGGCGCGGCCAAGGTTGGCAAAGTCATGCGCGAGTTTAAGGCTGGCGAGCTGCACTCTGGCAGTAAGTCTGGGCCCGTCGTGAAGAGCCGCAAGCAGGCCATTGCAATCGGCTTGTCTGAGGCTCGCAGGGGCAAGAAGTAAAACTTGGCATTTGGTTTGCGGTGAATTATAGTTTGCCGCAAACCTACCGGGGCAAGCTGAAGCAGCGGCCAACGCTTTTATAGCGGAGAACGCATGGCCTATTCGGGTAGCATAAGTGGCACGACATTCAATGCCTTGAGGGTGGTTGATCATGCCTTCAGGCGTTGCCGTTTGCCTGCCCAGGCAATCACGGCCGAAATGCAGTCCTATGCGCTGGACAGCCTCTATCTGATGCTTTCCGAGCTGGCGAACATCAAGACGCCCAGCTGGTGCATTGAGAAGCTGATCCTGCCGATGTACGAGAACCAGCCAATTGTGACGCTGCCAGCTGGCACGGTTGAGGTGCTAAACCTCAACTACCGGACCCTGCAATTGCTCTCGGGCACGACCACAACGACTTCCACCAGCTACACGGTAAATTTCACCGATGACACGGTGGTGAATACTGTGGGCGTGGAATGGAACGGCGTTGCCCCGACATTGACCTTCCAGGTCAGCAATGACGGCGTTACCTGGACGACTGTTGGCACCCAGACGACTGCCGCGGTTGCCGGGGATATCACCTGGACGGATATCGCGGTTGGCCTGCCATACCAGTATTTCCGGATCACGGCGCCAACCACCATCAATTACACGGCTATCACGCTGGGCAATCTGCCGCAGGAAATCCCGCTGGGGCAATTGAACCGGGACAGCTATGTGAACCAGAGCAACAAGGTTTTCCCTGGCCGCCCCAGCAACTACTACTTCCTGCGCGATCTGCCCGAGCCCGTCGTCTACCTCTGGCCGGCGCCGTTCAGCGCTGCGGAGCAGGCCCAGCTTGTGCTGTGGCGGCACCGGCAGATCATGGACACCGAGAACCTACAGCAAGAGGTTGAGGTGCCCCAGCGTTGGCTGGAGGCCATTGTGAATGGCCTTGCGGCGCGCATGGCGGCCGAAACTCCGGCGGTGGATGTGAACCTTATCCCGGTGCTTGAGCAGCGTGCGGCGATCACGGTGCAACGGGCATGGGATGGTGATGGAGATGGCTCGCCCATTCAGATCAATCCCGGCATTCGGGCGTATACAGCATGAAATTTTATACATACGCTCATCGAAAAAACTCAAATGGCGATATATTTTATATCGGGAAGGGCGTTGCTTCTCGGCATAAAAGCTTGAAATCAAGAAGTAAGTTTTGGTTTAATATTGTTAATAAGCATGGATATACGCCAGAAATATTGGCGTACTGGGAATCAAATGAAGAAGCTTCAAAACACGAGCAATTTTTGATTTCAACATTGAGAAAAATGGGTATTTCTTTATGCAATATGACTGATGGAGGTGAAGGGCGTAGGGGGGTTACAAATACGCCAGAAATTCGGGCTATTCATTCAAAAAGAATGCAAAATCCTGAATTTAACCCATCAAAACGAGCTGATGTTAGGGAAAAATTAAAAGGCTCTAATAACCCTATGTTTGGCCGTCGCGGTAAAAATAACCCTAATTATGGTCGTTCTAGGGAAGATCAAAGGGTTATAATTACATGCCCAAAATGCACAAAATCTGGTAAAGCTGCAGGCATGAGGCGTTGGCATTTTGATCATTGCAAAATAGGTGGCACGGCATGAGTGGGATTTTCTTAGACCCTACCGGCCAGCCTACTTATGGCATTGGCATCTGCGGGCGGTGTTCGCGCAAGATGCTGTTGTCTGCCTTGGCGCCGGACCCCAACTATCCTGGCCTGATGGTGTGTGAGGCTGACCGGGATCAGTATGATCCCTATCGCCTTGCGCCTCGGCCGCCGGATCAGATTGTGTTGCCGTTCAATCGGCCTGATACTCCGATTAACACGCGGCCTGCTGGGGTGATCCAAGAGCAGGGTGATGAGTTCTTCATTACCGAAAACGGCGACGGTTATCTGGAGTTCTAAATGTCTGTACCCAGCAATCTGATCCCGACCCGCATTACGCAGCTTCCCGTCGCGCCTGTGGCCGACGAGAACAGCCTGATGATGATTGTCTACCAAGGCAACAATTATCAGATCCGGGTGGGTGATCTTCTTAGCGTCGCTGGGGTGCCGATTACTCGTCAGGTTATTGCCGGCACTGGCATGACTGGCGGCGGCCAGCTTAGCTCCAATGTGACGTTGAGCATTGCGCCGGGTGGCGTGGGCTCTACTGAGCTTGCCAATTCTGGGGTAACTGCGGGGGTCTACGGGACGGCCACGAATATCCCGGTATTCACGATTGACGCCAAGGGCCGCGTTACCGCGGCGACCACGGTTCCGGCGACCATCAGCGGATATGTGCCAGATACTCGTCAGGTTATTGCCGGCACGGGCTTGAACGGCGGCGGCCAGCTTAGCGCGAATGTCACGCTCAATGTTGACTTGAGCAGCGCCACGCCATTGGCGGTGTTCCAGTCTGGCGATGCCGGCACTTCGACGGATATTGCCCGTGCGGATCACAGGCACCCGGCGATCGACCTAAGCTCTGACGACGAGGTTGACGGGATACTTGGCCTGAATAGCGGCGGCACTGCCCGCAGCATTGTGGCCACTCCTGGCGCCGTGGTGTGGTCTGGGGCCGATGGCCTTTATGTGAGTGCTGCAGGTGCGGCTGGTCAGGTTTTGGTTTCTGGCGGCACTGGAGCGCCCACCTGGGGCTCTGCGCTGATTGTATCTGATCAGGCTGCAAATGTGGTCTATGCTGGGCCGACAAACGGGCCTGATGCTCCCACGTCCTTCCGGCTTTTGGTCACTGATGACCTGCCATCCTCGGGCGTTGTCGCGGCAACGTATGGCGCGGCGGCGACGGTTCCGGTCTTCACGGTAAACGCCAAGGGGCAGATTACGGCGGTCACTAACACGTCAATTGCCATTGACGCCTCTCAGATTACGGCCGGCACTCTTGCTGTGGCTCGGGGGGGCACTGGCGCTGCGACGCTTACTGGCTACCTTAAGGGCAATGGAACCAGTGCATTTACTGGCTCTGCGACCATTCCAAATACGGACATCACTGGCCTCGGCACGATGTCTACGCAGAATGCGTCTTCCGTCGCGATTACCGGCGGTACCTTAAACGGTACGACAATCGGCGCGACCACGCCGGCTGCGGGTACGTTTACCTCTGTTGGGATGACGAGCGGCACGATTACGACTGCGCCATCTTCCGGCAATGACATCGTCAATAAGACCTATGCCGATTCTATTGCGACGGGCATCAATTTTCATCAGTCTTGCCGTTTGGCGACGACTGCCGCGCTTCCGAGCAATACTTACAACAATGGCGTTTCTGGGGTTGGCGCGACGCTTACTGCGACGGCGAATGGCGCCCTGTCGGTTGACAGTACCGCAGTGGCGGCGACCAATCGTATCTTGGTCAAGAACCAAGTCAATCAAGCCCACAATGGCGTTTATGTCGTCACCCAAACTGGCAGCGCGGGTTCGCCGTTTATTCTGACCAGGGCGACTGATTTTGACACTGCCG